GTTCGTTTCTTGGTATTAGAGAAGTAAATGATCTTGAAGCGAAGAAAATATATGTTGCTGGTCAAAAAATACTTGATCAGGCAATAAAAGATCCTTTATCAGTATATCCAGTTTCATTTGATATGGTTAAGTTTGCAGAGATTGTATACTTTTGCGAGGAAGGATCTTTTTATATTTCAACAGAATAGATAATTATAACAATTATATATAAGTAGTTAATAATGCAACTATAAATTATAATTAAAGGAGGATTTATTGTGAAAGAATATCAAGATTTAATAGGTAAGGTCGTTATTGCAGTAGCTATCATTATTTCAGGATTTTTGATTACTAATGCTTTAAGTATTGGTTTTGGTCAATTACACGATGTTATGTTCTTGAAATTGTAAATTAGTAACAAAACATGGATGGAGAATATACTAATCTACATCTTTTAATACCGCTACGACACATAATTTATATTATGCGTCTCAATTTATAATAAAATAACTAGTAAAAATACAAAGCATCTCACAAGAGGTGCTTTTTTCATACCCATTTTTAAGGAGAGTGATGTCTGTGGGAATACTACAGGGAATTTTCAAGGCTCGTGACAAGCCTAAAGATAGCTTAAGTGGCAGCCGCTACAGCTTCTTCTTTGGAGGAACTACTGCCGGGAAACCTGTCAATGAACATACAGCCATGCAGATAACAGCAGTGTATTCTTGTGTGAGAATATTAGCTGAAACTGTTGCTGGTCTCCCGCTTCATGTGTACAAATACAATGACAGCGGCGGTAAAGAAAAATATTTACAACATCCGTTATATAAACTGCTGCATGATGAGCCAAACCCAGAGATGACTTCATTCAGTTTTCGTGAAACACTGATGACTCATCTTTTATTATGGGGAAATGCCTATGCACAGATTATACGAAATGCTCGTGGTGAGATTATTGCTCTCTACCCTCTTATGCCAAACAAAATGACAGTCGACCGAGACAAGAATGGTCGGCTCTTTTATTTGTACCAAAGAAACACTGAAGATGCACCTACCTTGGGAAAAGACAACATGGTTTATCTTGATCCATCTGACGTATTGCACATCCCAGGCTTAGGGTTTGATGGATTGGTAGGTTATTCCCCCATTGCTATGGCAAAAAATGCTGTAGGTCTGTCGATGGCTACGGAAGAATACGGAGCGAAGTTCTTTGCTAATGGAGCAACACCGGGTGGTGTATTAGAACACCCAGGCACTATTAAAGACCCGCAGAAGATAAAAGAAAGTTGGAACATGGCATATCAAGGTTCAGCAAATTCTCATCGGGTGGCTGTGTTAGAAGAAGGAATGAAATATCAACAAATCGGTGTACCTCCCGAACAGGCGCAATTTTTGGAGACACGTAAGTTTCAGATTAATGAAATCGCCCGTATTTTTAGAATACCGCCTCACATGTTAGCTGACCTTGAAAAATCTTCTTTTTCAAATATTGAACAACAGTCGTTGGAATTTGTGAAATACACGCTTGACCCTTGGGTAGTTCGCTGGGAACAAACTATGTGCCGTTCTCTATTAAGAGAAAGTGAAAAACCTACAGTATTTATTAAATTTAATGTTGATGGTCTGCTTCGCGGTGATTATGCCAGCCGTATGAACGGTTATGCAACAGCAAGACAAAATGGGTGGATGAGTACCAATGACATACGTGAACTGGAGAATCTCGACAAAATACCTGCGGAACTTGGAGGTGATCTCTACCTAATAAATGGAGCTATGACAAAATTACAGGACGCTGGTGCGTTCGCAAAAACTACAGAAAGAGAGGAAACCAAATGAAGAAATTCTGGAACTGGGTCAAGGATGAAAATTCTGATACCCGAACGCTCTACCTCGATGGCGTAATTGCCGAGGATTCATGGTTTGATGACGATGTCACCCCACATGCATTTAAAGCAGACTTAAATGCCGGTGAAGGTGACATTGTTATATGGCTTAATTCACCTGGTGGCGATTGTATTGCAGCCAGCCAGATTTACACCATGCTCATGGACTACAAAGGCAAAGTAACTATAAAAATTGACGGTATTGCAGCTTCTGCGGCTTCAGTAATCGCTATGGCAGGAACGACTGTATTTATGGCACCTACTGCACTGATGATGGTTCATAACCCTTTGACAGTAGCCATCGGTGATAGTGAAGAAATGCAAAAAGCCATCTCAATGCTATCAGAGGTAAAAGAAAGCATCATCAATGCTTATGAGATAAAGACCGGCTTATCAAGGACCAAGCTTTCACATCTTATGGATGCAGAAACTTGGCTTAATGCAAACAAGGCAATTGAACTTGGCTTTGCAGATGACATTTTGGAGGATGAGAAAAAACGTGTCCAACAAGATGATTTCACATACGCATTTAGCCGCAGGACTGTCACAAATTCACTGCTTAACAAAATGTGTCCTAAAGATACCAAAAAAAGTACAACCGCTGACTCACTGGAAAAGCGGTTAAACAACATCATTCATTAATAGGAGGAAAAAATTATGAATAAAATTTTAGAACTGCGTGAGAAACGCGCAAAAGCATGGGACGCTGCTAAAGCGTTCTTAGATACAAAACGTGGAACAGACGGACTTATCTCCACTGAAGATGAAGCAACATACGATAAAATGGAAGCTGATGTAATTGCTCTTGGCAAGGAAATCGACCGCTTGGAAAAACAGGCCATATTGGATGCTGAACTTAATGCTCCTATGGCAAATCCACTGACAGGTAAACCTGCAAATCCCAAATTGGAAAATAAAACTGGAAGAGCCTCTGACGAATACAAAAAAGCATTCTGGAATGCCATGCGTACTCGTGCCGGTGAAGGTCTCGACCCTACCGTAAGAAATGCTCTTCAAGTTGGTACAGATACTGAAGGTGGATACTTAGTACCTGATGAGTTTGAGAGAACTCTTATAGAAGCACTTGAAGAAGAAAATATCTTCCGTACATTGGCTAATGTCATCACAACTTCTTCAGGTGACCGCAAGATACCTGTTGTGGCATCAAAAGGAACTGCGTCATGGATTGATGAGGAAGGTGCAATTCCTGAAGCAGATGATAGCTTCGGTCAAGTGTCCATTGGAGCCTATAAGCTTGGAACTTTAATCAAGGTTTCTGAAGAATTATTAAACGATAGTGTGTTTAATTTAGAAGCCTATATATCTAAAGAGTTTGCAAGACGTATTGGTAACAAGGAAGAAGAAGCTTTCTTCTCTGGTGATGGCTCTGGTAAACCTACAGGAATATTTGCAACAACAGGAGGCGCCCAGCTTGGTGTAACAACAGCAGGTGCTACTGCTATTACTCTTGATGAAGTGCTTGATTTGTTTTATTCCTTAAAAGCACCTTATCGTAATAAGTCTGTATTCGTTATGAACGATGCAACTGTTAAAGCAATTCGTAAACTAAAAGATGGTCAAGGCCAGTACCTATGGCAGCCTTCAATCCAGGCTGGAACACCTGATACAATCTTAAACCGTCCATTGCACACTTCTTCCTACGTGCCTGCTATTGCAGCAGGAGCAAAGACCATAGCATTTGGTGATTTCAGCTATTACTGGGTAGCCGACCGACAAGGACGTGTGTTTAAAAGATTAAATGAGCTTTACGCTGTAACAGGTCAAGTAGGTTTTGTAGCTACACAACGTGTGGATGGAAAACTGATTCTGCCTGAAGCTATTAAAGTACTTCAACAGAAAGCTTAAAGGAGGTCTCTTATGAGTTATTCAACTAAGAACTATACTGAACAAGGTGGAGAAAAAACTGTCATTTGCGGTACTCTTGAAATTAAGAAAGGAGCCTCAGTAAAGGGGCTCCCTGCAGCTAAAAACCAAGCTGCAAGCACTGCAACTACTGTAGCAGGTTTAAAGGATAACTTTAATGAACTTCTTCTTAAGCTGAAAGATTCAGGATATATGGTACCTGATGCTTGGAATGTGTCTGTTGCAAAAATTTCAACACCCTCTGGTGAAGAGCTTATTG